TCTTTGTCTCCAGACATTGCTAAGAAAGATATTCCCGCAAATGAATGTCTGTTCTCAAAAACATATTTTTCAACTTCATCCCAATCATCAACAATAATAGTGTTTGATACATTATGTCTTATACCTTTGTCTGCACAAAGATCTTCATTAGTTCCTGCTTCAACCCAATGCTTTTGAGCTTTCTTAACAAGTTCTAAGTGTTTTATTCCTAATAAGTCATCTTTATACATTGAACCCTTATTAGGTAAGATAGGAAATGAAACAACAACATCTGTTCCACCTGCAGACCAAACTGATTCTTCAACCATGTATGGATTAGTTTTCATAATAGCTTGTGTAATTTCAGACTCTTTATTCATTTGAACATTTCTTATGTACATTGCAGAATGTTCAGCATGTATGCCTGAAGCAGTTTGTAATAACACTGATGCATTACCACTTGGCTTTACACAAGTAGTTCTTGCTGCTGGGTTGATCCCTATTATTTGAGCAACCTCACGATTTACTTCCTTAACGATTTGAGCTCCTTTTTCTAAAATCTTTTCATCAAAAAGTATTTTAGGATTATTCATCCATCCGGTTATTGATACTCCAAGTAACGCTTCTCTATCGAAAATTAATTTTGATATATCAGTTAAAAACTTGAAGTCTGTGTACCCAGCTTGTAGGGTACCGAGGATAGACGCTGCTCGGCATGCCTTATAAAAGTCCTCCTCGGTATTGCATTTGCCTCCGTTGATCTCAGTTAGGTTACATCCTTGCCAACCTGACTTTTTATTAATTTGAGGATACATTCCAATCTCAACACATGGATTAGTTGTATGCTCTTTTGATTCAACGAACACGAATCCTGGCTCACCAAATTGCTTGACAGATTCCATGATCTTGCCAAACTGTTCTGGTGTAGTCTCATCTCTTACGATGACAGCAGAGTTGTTAGATCTGCCTCTTTGCGGATTATCCACAAACCAATTGCCTGTTTTAGCATTCATCATTTCTTCATCATCAGGCGAAAAAAGACAAATTGTTGCTGACCTACGTACGCCACCAGATAATACAGCATCAGCTGCATGCATCGTGATATCATATGCGTTAATAGGTTTAAGATCAATTGGATCTTTGGAATCTATTACAATACCTTGAAGTAAATGTTCAATTTTATCTAAAGACCGACGTAAGCCTTCAGGACCTGGCGCTTTAAATCCTCCTGATATTAGTGCGCCTTTAGGTCTTATTTGTGATAAGTCAAAGAATACTCTACGTCCTTCATAATCAGGATGTTTCCCACCACCTACAAAGAATGATGACATTAACACGTCAAGTGCTGATGCCCAACCTTCAATAGAGTCTTCGACTATATAACCTTTTGCTTGTTTTGTTCTATTTTGAATTTTTGGTAATTTTTTGATATGATGCTTTTGTACAGAAAAACCTGCACCAGCTCCACATAACAAGATATAAAACACTTCGCCAAAAAACTCTGGTCTATTGACATATGACGAAGTACAATTGTACATTCTCATTTGATGTTTCATTAATTGCTCTCCTCCAAACTGGAGAGCTCTTTGTGCACCAAGAACTCTTTGTTCTTTATATGCAGTTCTTGCTTCTTCTAAATATTCAGATAATTCATTATTACTATTAATATAATTTTGATCGTGCATTTCAATTACTCGATCAACAGCCTCATCCCAAGTTTCGTATCTTCCTTCGTTTTCTATAAAACGAGAGTAACCTTCATAAAACTTAGTTTGAGACAAAAAATCCCTTGTGTCAACAAACTGTTGCATTTTTTACCTCTTATCTTTTTTGATTATTGTATCTATTATATATTAAAAAACAATTTTTGTAAAGGACTTATTCACTATTATTTTAAAATATATTTTTCAATTAAATGATTTTTGCGTTTACTTTTCTATGACCATTCCAAGCAACAAAGCCACCTATTCTTAAAGCCCAATAAGCAAGATAATTTAATAAGTGAAATCCATTTTGTTCAATGTTTATATCACGAAATATTAGATCTGCTTTCTTTTGTGTAATAGTACCTATAGTTTTCTTTTTACTTTTTTTCAATAACGTTTCATACTTATATGCAAAGTCATGTACTAATCCACCCATTAACAATACACCTGTAGGTGATAGCCATGTGTGTAAGAATTTTGGAATAGATGCACCGTCAAATGTAAATCCAGCTGGAATGACATACCAATCTCCTTCAATTCTAAATTCCCAATCTTCTGCGACTTCCCAATTACGTGTACTCATTAGCCACATCCATATTGCTCCCCAAAAACCTTTTCCTGCTGTAGGTATTGCTATGGGTTTTAGTTTTGGCATTTCTTTATATTCAAATCCAATGATAACATCATCACAATCAACACCAAACATATTGATTATAAATCCAATGATAATTAATACTCCAACTACAGTAAATTGCCACCATGTGACGAGTTGATCTATTATGAATTCCATTACTCTTTCTCCTCTGTAACTGCTTTTTCATAATATACTATAATTTCATTTTGTTGTTCTAAGTATCGTTTTATATCTGCAACATTGAGAGCAAGATTTTCGTAATCTTTCATGCTTAATGCTACAAATGCGAGATCGCCATAGGCGTCAGTAAACTCCTTTACAAATTCTTCATAATTATCTTTTGTGACTACAAAAACTCTTGTGTCACTGAGCTGGAGGGGTTTCGGCCTTGATACTGTCGGTATTTTCACCTTCTCCACTTTGGTTACTACTTTGATCTCCGGTTCTGCCTGGAAGCGGGAGCAACCATTGAGGAAGAGGACGCTTGCCATCACCGCCAGTGTCACCCATAAACCCGCGCCACAAGTTTGCTGTTGCGCCATTCATTTTTCCTTCTAATTGTTTTGAATCTTTTAAGGCTTCTACTACAAGATTTAATTTACTTAATTTATTTCTTAATTCGTCGCCATAAGCTTCTGCTTTTTGTAATGATATACTTAATTCTTTATTAAGATTGCCAAGCTTTACCATGTCACCTTGTAAAGTTTTAAGTGACTGCTCAGATGTTTCTACAGCAGTTTCAAGTTTTACGTTATTTTCTCTTAAAGTAGCAATAGTTGCTTGAGTGGTATCATAATAATATTTTGCGCCATAACCTGCAATACCAATTATGCCAACAACAAATATGAGAAGATATAATTTAAGCATGATTATCTTCTATGTATTTTCTAAATCTTTTAAGTAATACTGGAAATTTATCTTTTTTTCTGCGTCTGTCGTGCATAGTTGTAGTCTTAAGCCGAGGACCCATTGCCGTAGTTGCAGGATTTGGTATAGATGCAGTAGTTGTCATTTCTTCACTTGCAGCTTGTGCACTTCTTAATGCGTCTGGTGTAGGTGCACCTTTCTCACCTTTCTTACGCATACGTTTGCCAGATTTTCTTCTCATATGAATGTTATGCCAAAGACCTTTTGACTTTTCTTCTAATGATTCTTTTTGCATGTTAACCTCTTCCATAACGTCTGTATTTGCGCTTTTTCCGGATTGTTTAACTACTCTTAAAGGATTACCTACTAATCTTTCATATTTTTTTGCTGCAGCTTTTGCTTTATCTTCTGAACTATGATAACTAAATGTATAACGAGACTTAGGTGCATTAGGCTGTACTACAACATGTGAGTATGGTTTAACCTTACTGCCTTTTTGCCTGCCTGCGTATCTCATCGTATCAATTCTCCAGCTGTAACATATATATTTTTATTTGTTTTAATATGAGTTGCTTCATATATATCAACACCAAATACATCACCAATTGGAAAACATTCTTCCTTTATTCTTACTTGATCTTTACTCCAAACTAATTCATCGCACGAATCATTTAATAACTTAGGATTTTGTATTCTGTATACGCCAGGAGACAACTGTTTATTTTCTAATAAGAACCATTCATTGTTCTCATTTAAAAAATCTAATATTTCGATATTACATTTTTCACAAATATTTTCTAATCCTTTTTCGCTAAGATTTGCTTTTTCTTTAACAAGATAGAGCGCTGACGCAAAAGATCCGAGTTTACTTCCACCTCCTGGGATTTTTGCAACGAGCCTTTTGATGTTAGCCACAAGGCGAACGAAAGGAGTATAAGAAGACTTTTTGCTATCAGTATCAAGTTTCACGTCTCTATTTCTTTTTCCGTTTTCGTCAATTACACCTTCTTTATAGGCATCCCAACTTGTCCAATCGAGAACCATCATTCTTATAAATCGAAAAGCATATACTGTATCTGCTGCGCCTTTTAGTATTCCCATCAAATTTTCCTTAACTTTTCAACAACATATGGATCCATAGTAATACCCGTATATTGATCATTTTTAATATAATTTAAAAATATTAAAAATGGTTTTACTACTGGCCAATGCTTCTTTTCAAGTTTTAATTCTAATATATCAAGAGCAGCTTGAATACCAAACATATTAAAAACAACTATAAAATGATTAAGCAATAATCTATAAGCTAAATCATCTGTTTCCAAGTAACGATTAAGCAAACGTTTTATATACTTAAATCTCTTTAAGTCTTCATAAAACTCATCAATATCAGCGAACTTAGGATTGCTATAATGCTTTGCAGCATACAGTAATAAGTTCTTCTCAGTTAATTCTTTAAAAATCATTATAAAATTATATATTCAATTTTTAAAGAACTTCTTTTAATTGTTTAATTAATACTGCCTTTGTTTTTCTTTTATCTAATTCAATACCATGTTCTTTGCCTAAAGTTTCAAGTTCAGCTTTTGACATTGACTCATATTCACTAGGTAAAGTATCTTCTGTCATAAGTTCAGCTTTAGCTTCTTGAAAATTTGTAGGAGCTTCTTTTAACACTTGTGGTTCAGATGATATACCTAAATATTCATTGATTGCTTCTTCAGACATTTTCATTGAAACTAAAAGTTCTCCAGTTTTTGGATGTACCCAACCTTTTTTTGTTGGGATTGCATCTTTTTGAAAATTTGGAGGTGTTATTGCCATAATTTTATCCTTTATGTTTGTCGCCATGTGCTTTCATTTTAGCAGCAAGTTGATCAGGTGTATGTTTTCCGTGCAAAGCATTTGCTACTACTGTTTTACTGCTATTTGCATGAACCAAATCTTTGCCATCAAAATAAGAGTCATGACCACTTTTTTTACTTATATATTTTGCGTAGTGTAATTGATTCATACCGTGCATACCAGCATAAGTTTGTTTACCACCCATGCCAAATCCTGTTTCAGCATGTTGATCATGCATTGAACGATCACCTTTAACTTTATTCGTTCTTATCACTCTTGCTTTCTCTGTTACTTGATTAATAGCATCAAGTAAACTGTTTGATACTTTATTGCCTGATACACCATATGATTCTACTGCTATTTTAGGTGCTTTACCTTTTTTAGTTTCATCACTAGGAGGATTGATTATTTTTTTATCACCCTTTTTATTATCATTACTTCGAGCTTTCATGCTTGGTCCAGCTCTGCCAGCCTTTGATGCATCATCATGAGATTTTTTTTCTAAATCTGGATCTGCAGCATTTCCTTGAATATCTGCTTTCATTTTTTTAGCACCAGCACCTTTTAGATTATTATCCATTGGCTCTGCTTGAGCGGCACCTTTATAGTGTTTAGCTCTATCGTTTTCAAAGATTGACATTAATTTTTCTCTAAAAGTCATTTTACTTTCTTTCTGATCTGCTATTGCGTTAGCTGTATCTTTTTTCATAGTGACCGGATGAGTCTTTCCATTAAAATTAAAAGATTTCTTACCAGTCTTTGCCGCTGCCGCTGCTGCGCCATGAAAGGCTGTTCTT